AAAAGATGTTTACAAAAGAGACAATTTTCATTGTCAGTGGCCTGGATGTGTAAACAATAAAAAGTTAAATGCTCATCATATTAGAACCTGGGCTAATTTTCCAGGACTAAGATTTGACGTTAATAACGGAATCACTTTATGTAAAGAACACCATAAAATGATACAGGGCATGGAGGATAGTTACGAATCAGTTTTCCACAGAATATTACAGCAGAAAAAACAATGATCGACTACAACAACATTAAAATAATCGTGGATACTAGAGAGCAACAGCCTTGGGAATTTCCAAGACATGAGATAGCCTCTAGAAAGCTTGATACCGGAGACTATTCCATAGAAGGACTAGAACATCTATTATGCATAGAACGAAAGAAAAGTGTCAGTGAAGTTGCTACAAATATCACGGAAAAAAGATTCAAAGATGTTGTTGCAAGAATGACAATATATAAATACCCATTCATTCTACTTGAGTTTGATGTCGATGATGTTCTACAATATCCTGTGGGATCTAATGTTCCTAAGAAAATGTGGGATAAACTTAAGATAACTCCAGGATTTATTTTAAAGCACATAACAGAACTACAAGTATATTTCAATATCAAGGTATTATTTTGTGGATCTGCATCTAATGCAGAAAAAATGGCTATAGCAATAATGAGAAGGGTTTATGAGCTCGAAGGACAAACAAAAACAGATATTTGAAGATGCTTGGCTAGGTCTTGGAGACTTATCTCTTTTAGACATAACCAATAATCCGATGATAAATCGATTAGAAAAAGATATAGAAAATCCAGATCTACATCTTCTTCGACTATTAAGGGATCCTTACTATATAGGTTCTACATGTAGGATTCTATTTAATATAGAACTACATCCTATGCAAGTTTTAATTCTTCAAGAATTTTGGATACGAGCTTTTCCAATGTATATTGCTAGTCGTGGTTGGGGTAAGTCATTCTTATTGGCTTTATATTCTCTGTTACGTTGTACCTTTTATCCTGGTACAAAAATAGTTATTGTAGGTGCTGCTTTTAGACAGAGCAAGATCATTTTTGAATACATGGAAACCATGTGGCGCAATAGTCCAATCTTACGAAGCATTTACAACGGCAATGATGACGGACCAAGAAGAGACGTTGATAGATGTACTATTCGCTTGGGCGACAGCTGGACTATTGCTGTTCCTATGGGTGATGGAAGCAAGATCAGAGGATTAAGAGCACATATTATCATCGCTGACGAATTTGCATCTATTAGTCCTGATATTTATGAAACGGTAGTCTCAGGGTTCGCTGCTGTTAGTGCCAGTCCAATACAGAACGTAAAAGAGCAAGCCAAAAGAGCAGCAATGTTAGAAGCAGGATTATGGAATGAAGATTTGGAAATATTAAATACTAAAATGGGAAACCAAGCCATTATCTCTGGTACAGCAGATTATTCTTTTAAACATTTTGCTCAGTATTGGAACAGATACAAGGGTATTATAGAGAGTAAAGGAAACAAACAAAAACTGGAAGAATTATTTAAGGGAGAAGTACCAGATAATTTTAATTGGAAAGATTATTCAATTATTCGTATACCATACGAATTAATTCCAAAAGGTTTTATGGATGATAAACAAGTTAGTAGAGCCAAAGCCACAATTCATACTGGCATTTACAATATGGAATATGGAGCATGTTTTACATCAGATAGTAACGGTTTCTTTAAAAGAAGTTTAATAGAGAGCTGTGTTGTAACAGAACAAAATCCATTAGTAATAAATTCTACTCCGATTATTTTTGATCCAATAATAACAGGAAACTCTTCTAAGCAATATGTGTATGGAATCGACCCAGCTTCAGAACAAGATAATTTCAGCATTATCATACTAGAAGTTTATCAAGACCATGCTAGAGTAGTTTACTGCTGGACTACAAATAGAACTAATTTTAAAGATCGACAGAAAACAGGGCTAGTTAAGGAATATGATTTCTACGGATTCTGTGCTAGAAAAATTCGCAATCTAATGAAGACATTTCCATGTTCTAGAATAGGTATGGATGCTCAGGGTGGTGGTGTTGCTATTGAAGAAGCATTACATGATCCTTCCAAACTAGAAGAAGGAGAAACTCTATTATGGCCTATTATCAACTACGACAAATCAAAAGATACTGATGACCAGCCAGGACAACATCTTATAGAATTGGTGCAGTTTGCTAAGGCAGATTGGACTAGTCAGGCTAATCATGGACTTAGAAAAGACCTAGAGGATAAAACCTTATTATTTCCAAGATTTGACTCATTAACTCTTGGACTAGCTTTAGATTCAGAAGGTAAAGATATATTAGGAACAGATTTAACAGATAATCTTTACGATACTTTAAGCGAATGTATATTAGAGATTGAAGAACTGAAAAACGAATTAACTACTATTGTAATGACACAAACCAGTACGGGACCAAATGCTCGTGATCGCTGGGATACTCCAGAAGTTAAACTTCCTAATGGTAAGAAGGGAAGATTAAGAAAAGACCGTTATAGTTCTTTAGTAATAGCCAATATGTTAGCAAGGCAAATGAGATACACTTTGCGCCCAGTCGAATATGATATAATAGGAGAAAATCGACGAGATATTGTCAATTGTACCGGAGACTTATACAGAGGACCAGAATGGTTCACGTCCGGAGCTAACGACGATATTTATAAGGGAATCTATAGACAATAGGTGTATTAGCAAAGTAATCCAATTACAATACAATCACAATATAATTAAATAAATATGGCTAAAAAATACCCAAAGAGCGAAGTTATTCAAGATGCTACCACAGAAAATCCAGAAGCTTATGTAACATGGGGAGAAGATTTAGCCAGTAAGCAACAAGCTTTACATAAATCATCAGAATCTCTCGACGAATACCAGGGAATTCAAAAAGCAGAAGGTTCTCGTCGATTCAGACTGGATTATTCTAATCTGGATACCAACACCAGTGGTCGCCCCGGACTAACCAGATCAGACTACTACTACTTTAGACCAGATGAAGAGATTCCTTCTCAGGTTAAAAATGTTATTAAAAAAGCAGAGGACGTTTATCAAAGAGTGGGATTGGTCAAAAATGTTATTGATTTAATGGCAGACTTTGCTGTTCAGGGAATAAGACCAGTTCATAAAAACAAAAGAATAGAAAGATTCTATAAACAGTGGTTTAAAAAAATAGATGGTAAGGAAAGAAGTGAAAGATTTCTAAACAATCTATATAAAACTGGAAATCTTGTAATAAATAGACAAACGGCTAAACTAAGCATTAAAGTAGCAGATAGTCTTTATAAAGCGGTTTCTAGTCCTGATCTTATTGTTCAAGACTTAGATCAAATGAAAGTAGAAAAAAGAGAGATTCCATGGAAATATACATTCATGGACCCTTATTACGTTGATGTCTCTGGAGGATCTTTAGCTTCCTTCGTTTCAAATAAGACATATCAACTAACTCTTCCAGCCGGTTTAAGAAAAGTTATCAATTCTCCAAAGACAGAAGCAGAAAAAAAGATAGTTGAGTCTTTACCGCCACAAATTATAGAAGCAGCTAAAAATAGAAAACCATATTTATTAGATTCTGATAAGACAATTGTTTATCACTATAAGAAAGATGATTGGCAGGCATGGGCATATCCAATGATTTATGCAATCATGGACGATATTGTTGTTATAGAAAAACTAAAACTAGCAGATATGGCAGCTCTTGATGGAGCAATATCAAATATACGTATTTTTAAACTAGGTAGTTTAGAGCACAAGATCGCGCCAACTAAAGCAGCTACAGCAAAATTAGCTAGTATTTTAGGAAATAATGTTGGCGGAGGCACTATGGACTTAGTATGGGGTCCAGATATTGAGCTGCTAGAATCCAAGACCACTGTTCATCAATTTCTTGGAGAAGGAAAATATATTCCACATTTAAATTCAGTTTATGCTGGATTAGGAATTCCTCCTACTCTCACGGGAACATTTGGAGCAGCCGGAACAACCAATAACTTTATTAGCTTAAAAACCTTAACTCAAAGACTACAATATGGTCGTGATGTTATAGTCGATTTTTGGGAAAATGAAATGGCTTTAGTTCAAAAAGCTATGGGCTTTAAATATTCTGCAAAGATAGAATTCGACAGGATGGATCTTTCTAACGAAGATAGTGAGAAAGCATTACTAATTCAACTAGCAGATAGAAATCTTATCTCCGACGAGATGTTACAAAATAGATTTGGTTTTGATCCTGACATGGAAAAGAATAGACTTAATAGAGAATCTAGAGATAGAGATGGAAATAGAATGGTAAGAAAATCTGGCCCATGGTTTGATCCTCAAATAGAAAACTCTTTAAAGAAAATCGCTTTACAGGGCGGAACTGTCACTCCAAGTCAAGTTGGTTTAGATCTTGAGAAAAAGAAGGGTGGTGAGAAAAGTGCTATGGAGATGAAAGTTCAGTCGCTGCCCGGCAAACCACCAACGCAGTTGGCAAAAGATTCGCCAGAATCTTTGCCAGGAGTACCGGGACAAGGCAGACCAAAGACATCAAAAGATTCGGGGCCACGAAAAACGAAAGTATTCAAACCCCAAACAGGAGCAAGTTTAATTATTTGGGCCAATGATGCACAAGATAAAATTAACGAAATTATTAATCCAATATTATTAGATTTCTATAAGAAGAAAAACTTAAGATCATTATCTGGAGAAGAGTCCAGAGAGCTAGAAGAATTAAAGACCAAGATCTTGTTTTCCACCCCACCATTTTCCACAGTTGAGCAAGACAATATCATAAAAATATTTAGCTCAATTGATAAAGAAGATCAAAAAAGCATATTTGTGGGGTATAACAATTGGTCAAAAGAATTATCTGCAAAATTAAATAAAACATTAACTGTAGAAGAACAAAAACAGGCCAAAGCCTCATTTTATTCATATCTGTATACTGAATAATGGAGAAGATATTTATGAAAATATTTGAACAAGAAAAACTTGACGGACTAGAAGAAAAAATAAAAGCTTCGGCATCCGTATCCTATGCATCACATGTAGAACCATCTATAATTCCCAGTAAAACAAAACATATTAAAAGTTTAGCTTCTGTTGACGACTCAGACTTATACTATGTACAATCCATTTTAGTTACAACAAACTGGAATAAAAATGACGACATATTTGATAAGTCAGAGGTGTGGGCGGCAAAAAATACCCCGGAAGATAAACCAACTAATCTAGAACATAATGAGTCTGATATTGTTGGACATATTACTTCTAATTGGCCAGTAACGATGGAAGGCTTACTAATTGATGAGAATAGTCCAGTAGAGAATTTACCAGATACATATCATATTTTAACCGGTTCTGTAATCTATAATGGATATAGTATTTCTGAACTTAGAGATAGATCACAAAAACTTATAGCAGAAATTGAAAGTGGAGAGAAGTATGTAAGTATGGAGTGTTTTTTTAAGGGGTTTGATTATGGACTCTTAAATAAAAGTACTGGAGAATATAAAATATTAAGTAGAAATGAAGCTACTGCTTACTTAACAAAATACCTTAGATCATATGGCGGATTAGGCGAACATGACAACTACAAAATCGGTCGTGTTCTTAGAAAAATTACATTTTCTGGCAAAGGTTTTGTTGACAAACCAGCAAATCCAGATAGTATAATTTTCACTAAAGATAATTTATTGAACAAAAATGACAATATATCCTTGGAAAAAAAAGACGATTTTGTAATATCAGGTGTATCTAAAAATCAGTCCAACCTTAATACAGTGGAGAACAGTACAATGAATGAAGTAACATCGGTTGCAGAAACAGAACAAAAAATTGAAACACAAACAGAAACCACTCCTGTTGAAGAAGTAACTGTAACTGAAGTAGCTTCTACTAACACGGACGAACTACAAAATTCTATCAAGGTTCATGAAGAAGACACAGAAGCAGCTAAGAAACTCAAAATTAAAGAAGACGAAGATGCTAAAGATGAAGAGAATAAGAATCTTAAGGCAGCTTTAGAATCAGCTAACAAAATTATTACTGGCTATAAGATCCTTGAAAAAGAAGTAGCCAAAAAGGACGAAGAAGTCAAGAAGATGAAAGCTGAACTTGACACAGCCCTAGAATCCATTGCTGCCTACAAGAAATCTGAAGAAGCTGCAATGAAGAAAGAAAAGAAAATGAAAAGAGTTGCTCAACTCCTAGAAAAGGGCGTTGACAACGAAATTGCTCTTTCAACTGTAGATAAATTTGAATCTGTAGACGACGAAGCTTTTGAGGCTGTTGTTCTTCTAGCTGGTAAGATGCCACCATGGCTCAAAGACAAGACAGAAGACAAGACAGATGAAGAAGATAAGAAGTCTAAGAAGAAAGCTTCAGAGACAACATCAGCTACAGCTGATCCTGCTGTTCTAGAGACCGCAGAAGTCGAAGAAAACGTTACTTTAACAGTTGGCGAAAATGAAGTTGAAAATAGCGTGTCATCGACACGAGCAGCTCTAGCAGATTTTGTTCAAAGCAGATTAGGCACAGTTACCAAATAACTTTTAAAGGGAGATTTAACAATGGCTCTAAAACCAGATCGTATCGAACTTCTTACAGATGTTTCTTTTTTCATGAATTCAACCGCTACTCGTGGTGGCGTTGCTTCGGTAGTTACTGGCGGCGTTGGCGTATCTATGGATGATGCCACTGCTGTCGTAGCTTATGCTGCAGTTGCCTCTGGAGCAAAACCAGTTGGCGTTCTACTAAATGACGTTGTTGATCTTGATCTAACAAGACAGCACATCAATTGGCACAAAGATGAAGTACAAGTTGGTGGCAAGGTTACACTACTACGTCAAGGTCAAGTTACTACCAACCTCGTAGCCGGAAGTCCCGCTGCTGGTGCTGATGCTTATGTCGCCAATAATGGTGTCATTAGTACAACACAAGCTTCAGGCGCTGTTAAAGTTGGTCAGTTCCTCAGTGCCGTAGATTCCAACGGTTATGCTAAAGTATCGGTCAATCTATAATTCTAAACCAAATAAAGGGAGATAAAAACAATGTCAGGTAACAATAAAACTTTTCAGCCCACTTCAGAACTAACAGATCTTCTAGTTCGTTCTGGTTCAATGAATAGAGAAACCGCTTTAGCAGCTACTCACGAGTTTGCTAAGGCTCTAGAGTTGCCACTAAGACAAGCTCTGTTGAGCGGAAATATCCTCGATGGTATTTTCGAGCCAATTAAGCTTGCTCAGAGTGCTACTCCTGAGTTCCCACTAGACTTTCTTGCTCCAGGCACAGAAAAGGACTTTGTGGCTTATACCATCCCAAATCATGGCTATATTCCAGAACGCCATGTTGAAGGTGATTACGTCATGGTACCCACCTATGATATCGGCGCTAGTATCGACTGGCTACTAAAGTATGCTCGTGATGCTCGCTGGGACGTAGTTGGTCGTGCTATGGAAGTTCTTGAGGGTCAGTTCGTCAAGAAGATGAATGATGACGGTTGGCACACAATTATGGCTGCCGGTGTTGATCGTAACATCGTAGTCTATGATAGTGATGCTTCTGCTGGTCAGTTCACAAAACGTCTAGTCAGTCTCATGAAGACTGTTATGCGTAGAAACGGTGGTGGTAACTCGGCTAGTAATAACCGTGGTATCCTAACCGATCTATATGT